CTAAATCGTCCAGTTGTGGTGTAATTACTATAACGTCAAATCATGCTACCTATAAAATGACCCTCGACCTCAACGGTTACGACCTCTCATGCAACGGCATCACCGTAGGCACCCGCGGCATCCTCCTCGGCAAGACCGGGAAGATCGAGAACTGCGGCAACACGGACATGAGCGCCGGCACGTTCACGCCGGGAACGTCGACGTACATCACGTCCTCGGCCTCATGCACCATCAAGTTGGCGGCGGGAGGGACAATATACAACCTGATCGCCAAGACATCGGTCATCACCCTGGGGGCGAACATGACCATAACCAAGCTGTACGCCCACATCAATCCAGTTATCAAGGGAGCGTACACGCTGACCCTCACGGACCCGACCAAGGAATACACCGGCATGAGAAGGCCGATAAGAAAACCAATCCAAAAACTGAACATTGGGCAGACATGCGCTCAATGCGGGTGGATGCAGGACCTGGGGGCGTTACTTTGAACCCTGCCTTCCTCCTCAATCTGAAGCAGTCCATCTCCATCGCCCATCAGTCCACTTCGCCCTCGGCCTCCGGCCTTCCGGCCTACGGCACCCCGGCGTCATGCGCATGCAGGATAACTCCCAAGGACATGTGGAGCGTGGGCAAGGACGGCGCGACCATAGTCAACCATGCGCAGCAGATCATCCTCCCCGACACGTGCGGAGTAGTTTCGACGGACCAACTGACGCTCCCGAGCGGGGAGAAGAGGCCAGTCATCGAGGTAAAAACGGTCTACGACCAGTTCGGGACGCTCGATCACTACGAGGTGATGTGCTGATGACGGTCACGTTGAGCGGTCTCGAGGCGCAGATAAGCGCACTGTCCCGAATGTCCGAGGGCGCACAGCAGGCGGCGGGGGATGGGTTGATGAAAGAGGTCCTTATCATCGCCGCCGAGAGCGCGAGGGAGGTCCCGGTCGACACGGGATACTTGAGGGGCACGGAATACGAAGAAGGTCCGGAGATAACGAGCGACGGGATCTCGGCGGCCATCGGCTACACGACCGCCTACGCTCTCAGGCAGCACGAGGACCTGAGCCTGCACCACAATGTGGGGAAGGCAAAGTACCTCTCAGACCCGATCAAGGCGCACCTGGACCTCATCCCGAGGGCCGTCGTTGTGGCCATCAACGAAGCCAATAGAGGTGCGGTATGACGACCGACCTGTGCGCCGACATCGCATCGTATCTTATCGCGCAGGGGCAGGGCGTGACGTTAAGCACCTACCTTTCGTCGCACACCGGGACTCCTATCTGCTACGGGTATCTTCCGGACGCCCCGCTGAGATGCACGACCGTCTATCAGTTCCGGGGAACGGATCCGGTCGCCACGCACGACAACGCGAGCGACATCAGGCAGCCAGGACTGCAGGTGATGGTCCGGTCGGATGATTACGACGAAGGGACCACCCGCATCAACGCCATCTATGCGCTGTTGCACAAGAACAGGGAGCTCACCCTCAACGGGACAAGATACGTCCTTCTATGGGCGGAGCAGGATTTCATCTCGCTCGGTTGGTATGATGACGGGGCGGGGAGGGCACTTAAGATAGTGCAGAACTTCCGAATAATGAGGAGTGGATAAGGAAATGACCAATGCAAAAGCAGGCTACGGAATAACGCTGACGTACAGCGGAAATGCAATCGCGGAGATAATCGACATCGACCCACCCGATCCGAAGGCAACCGTGATAGATGTCACGGTGCATTCTTCGACCTCGGGCTACAAGGAGAAGGCGCTCGGACTGATCGACGGCGGGTCCGTGAAGATAAAGGGCAACTTCTACCCCGGAGACACGAACGGACAGCTTGTCCTGAACACGGCAAGGGCGAACCGGACGCTGTTGAACTCGATGATTCTGGCGTTCCCATCCTCGATAGGATGCGCCTGGACGTTCAACGCGTTTGTGACAAAGTTCAAGATCATCTCGCCGGTCGACAAGCAGGTCACGTTCGAGGCCGAGCTGGAGATCACCGGCGTTCCGACCCTCGGAGTCACCGCATCGACCAACCTGACCGGACTGACCATCAGCGTCGGAACCCTGTCCCCGGCATTCGCGGCGGCGCAGTATTCCTACGTTGACGCCTTGACGAACGGCACCGTAAGCGTGACCGTCACCCCGACCAACGCGACGGCGGCGCTGATCACGGTGAACGGTGTGGCTGTGACGTCCGGCGCAGCGTCCGGAGCGATCACCACGGCGGTGGGCGTGACCCTGATAACCATCGTCACCCAGGACACCGGCAAAGCGCCAGTTGTCTACGTCATCAACGCGGGAAGGACCACTTAAGGAGCCTGGTCTTATGACAGCCCTGCTTAAGAAGGTCAACCTGGACTTCGGGGACGGAACTCCCCGGGTCCTCTTTTATGACATGAAGGCCGCCATCCAGTTCGAGGATGAGGCGAAGAAGAACGTCAAGGACTTCGACATAGCGGCGGCGAGGGACGTCTGCAACATGGCCACGGTGATCCTCAAGAGGACGGACCCCGCCATCACGTTCGACAAAGTGACCGAGCTCGTCAACGGTCAGAACTGGGCAGACGTTCAGAAGGCGCTTGCGCAGGTCATGGGCCTCAAACTTCTGGACGGGAAGGGAAACGAGATCCCCCTGGGAGATGAGGCAAAAAACCCGAGCTGACCGATTGGCTAGACATCTGGGCGATCGGTCGATACGACCTCGGACTGAGCGATGACGAACTCGAAGGGATGAGCCCGAAGATGTTCACCAAGCTCATGGAGCGCAAGAACCTGTCCGAGGAACGTATCAACCGAAGGAACGCCCAACTATGCGCGGTCATATTCAATAGTTCGGGAAGGACGAAGGAGGGCGGGGGCGCCTTCGACACCGACGACTTCATGCCCAAATTGAGGCTTGAGGACGAACCGAATCCCGCAGAGATGCTTGCCAACAGGGTCAAGTCCGCTCATGCGATGATGACAAGGAGGGATTGAATTGGTGGAAGTTGAGACAGTAACGGGAAAGATAACCATAGAC